GCCCGTGAATCCCTGATCGCCTATGCCTGCCTGCAATGGGCGGGCTATGAACCAGCCGCGCATCATCAACTGATTGCGAAGTATCTGGAGAAGGTGGAGCGGGGGGAAGTGAATAGGCTAATGATCTGCATGCCGCCGAGACACGGCAAAAGTTCAATAGTGTCAGAGTATTTTCCGGCATGGTTCTTAGGTAAAAACCCGGACAAGATGATAGTCACCGCATCATACGGGCAGGAATTAGCCTCCGACTTTGGGCGCAAAGTCAGGAATCAGATCGCCGATCCATTATTCCCAAAGCTATTTAATGGCGTCACGATAGCCGAAGATTCGGCTGCAATAGACAAGTTCAATATGTCGTCACCTAACAAGGGTGGATATTTTGCGGTGGGTGTTGGTGGTGCGTTGACAGGGCGTGGAGCAAACTGCGTTTCTGGCGATACGATGGTTGCTACAGATCGCGGCCTTTTCAGGATCGATTATCTCTTTTCGAGATACCCTAAATTTAACGTGCTGTCATACTCTCTTGAGCATGATGCTCTTGAGTTCAAACCTATCGTTGCGGTTAAAAAGTCTATCGCAAAAAGCAAGATAGTTATCACAAAAACCTGTGACGGTAAATCAATATGGTCAACGCCAGATCATTTGTTTTATATTCCTGATGAAAAAAACTACCGTCCTGCTATTTTATTGGCAAGCGGCGATGAGTTATTAACGAATATGGCAACAATAGATACTGTCATTAATACAATGACAGTTGATATTGATAGCATGGATGTTTATGATATTCAGGTTCAGGATAATCATAATTTCTTTGCCAACGGGATATTAATACACAACTGCTTAATTATCGACGACCCGATAAAGTCCCGCGAAGATGCCGATTCTGAGTCTAATCGCAGAAAGATTAAGGACTGGTATACCGCCGTTGCCTACACCCGTTTAATGGGGAATGGTGCCATCGTTATCTGTCAGACCCGATGGCACCTATCCGACCTATCCGGCTGGCTCCTAGAAGAACACAAACACGAAAACTGGGTAGTCCTAAACCTCCCCGCAATCAACAGCAAAGGTGAAGCGTTATGGCCGGAACGCTACCCGCTGGAAACGCTGTATCAGATCAAGAAGACCCTCCCCTCGCGTGACTGGGAAGCTCTCTATCAGCAAAAGCCGTTCATTGAAGAAGGCGGCATCTTCAAGCGGGAATGGTGGAAGATGTGGCCGGAGAACAAGAAGTTCCCGACCTGTTCGTTTGTCATTCAGGCGTGGGATACCGCGACCACCGACAAAGACCTAAAGAGCAATTCCTACAGCGCCCGCACCACATGGGGCATCTTCCAAGGCCCGGATGATGAAGTGCCGAACGTCATCCTGTTGGAAGCGTGGAAAGAGCGGGTGGAGTTCCCTGAGCTACAGAAAGAAGCGTTGCGGGCTTATCGGGAATACGAACCGGACAAGGTGTTGATCGAAAAGAAGTCATCCGGCCAGCAACTCATTCAGATTCTACGGCGGATGGGCTTGCCGCTGGTGGAGTTCCTTCCTGAGAAGATCGGCGACAAGACCGCTCGTGCTTACGCCGCGCAGAACTTGTTTGAAAACGGCAGGGTATACTATCCGTCCCGGCGATGGGCGGAGGATGTGATTGATGAATTGGCAAGGTTCTCGCCAAGCTCCCCCAACGACCTAACAGATTCCTCAACGAGTGCGTTAATCTGGCTGCAAAAGTCCTGGTTGCTCCAACACTCCGATATGAAAGAAGAAGATGATCCGACCGAAGATGAAGAAGAAGACGATCTGCTCCCTAGCAATGTCCGCCGCTTTAAGCCCCGAAAGCGATCTGCGTATGGGTGATCACCAACTGGATGTTAACGAACCACACCCTGCGGCCTTGGCGGCAATGGCGTGGTTGCAGAAGGTTCCGCTACCTGAACTGTTCTTGTGGCAAGGAGCGTTTGCATCATCAGCGATTGAAGGCAACCGGCTGGCGGAAATCTGTTCAACGACGCTGGATCGGTTATTGAGTGGCAAGCCGGTATCGGATCGGTATCTGTTAGGATTAGCGTGGACCATTCGGAGCGATATGGATGGCAAGTAAATTTTCCTACCATTGCAAGGGTAAGAATGATGAGGGATGGATTTGCGAGAAATCAGATCAATGCGCTCGTTGCGATCCGATTTCAAACAGAGTCTTTCGTCTCTGTTATTCTGGGTTTAGTTTTTTTATTCCAAGAGCAACTAACGAACAGCATTCCGATCAGAGGGTGAGTAATGGACAGTGACGAATACGACTGGAACGACATGAACGAATATGTCCCTGAGTATCGCGGGCATTATCTGGTGGCCCAAAAGAAAGGCCGGGATCGTTGCTATCGGTTCGTGCGGTTCTGGGATGGCGAGGACTGGGTGAATCCGAAAGAGGATGAATATGGGCCAGTGACGAACTGGATGAAGATGAAGCCGGTGCCGCTGTGATGACTAAACAAGAAATACTGAACGCATTAAGAGATATTGGGTTAGCGTTAAACCTAACTCATAATACAGTGACGACGGATATTGTTGGAGTTGAACCCAACGAAACATCTTGGCGAGTTGATCATTCTCAAGAACTCGAAAAGCTGAATGCGCTAGAGGATGCACTCAAAGAGTACCTGCCTGATGACTATTGAACAAGAATTGCTTGACCTAAAAATCAAGGTTGAAAAGCTAGAACAGCAGGTTAATTCTTTGCTGTTTGCCTTAAAACCTCAATTTTTACTATCTGGTGGCATCCAGTTGTGTCAGGGACAGCAGTATCAACACAAGGCAAATCCTGGAATTGATGTTCTGCCGCCGATCTATGGAAAATAAAATGGAAAAATTAAACCGATGGTTCTGGTGGTTCCTGTCGCATGTGTTGTTGATTAATCGACGAGTAGCAGGAGAGCGGCGGCGGATAGGCATCAACTTTGTTTTTGATTCATACGGTAAATCGGTTATTTTTGTACTCCCGCTTTTCCCTTGGCTGTCGGTGTACCATCGGTTTGAGACAAACGGATTTTATTTCGGATGGCGGTTTTATACGTTCCAATTCCGGGTTTGTAGGAATTGTAAAGCAAAGTGGTTTTTTACAACAATGGATGGCTTTCGTGAATTAGGGGAACAGTCGTTATTGATGTCGTGGGAAGAATGGGAAGATTTACACGCACAACATCCTAACTGTAAATTAAATATGGATCGCTATCTGTCCTATGGAATCAAAACATGGGAAGCGGGAAGCCTGCCAATCCCATCCAAGAACAATGCAGCATTTATGGTAGAAAGGGCGGACTAACACCAGCTATTCTTATTACTCCACATTGCATCAGTGCAATTTAACGTCGTGACGACGTAAGGATTCAAAATGCCAGTTTTTCCTGCAAGTGATTTCGATCCGGCGCAACTACCGGAAGCCATGATGCCGCCTCCCGAAATGGGAGAAGACGCTGAATTTCCGCCTTCCGCCTTGGTCCCGACCTTCCCGGTTGCTGCCCCATCCGATCCGCAGATGGCGGAACTATTCGCGATGATGGAGGCGGGCGGGGATGATGACATTCTCACCGACGAAGAGCGCGAACAGATCAACGCGCTGATCAACATCCCCAACAACAGCGATTTTGACCGCAATCTCGCTGCCGAGATGGATGAAAGCGATCTGGATTTCCTGGCGCAACAGGTCTGTGACCGGTTTGACTGGGACGAGCAATCGCGCAAGGACTGGTATAACCGGGAAGCAGAGGGGATTCGGCTGTTAGGCGTCTCCACCAATGTTGAAGGTGGTGCTGACTTTGAAGGCGCGGCGGATGTTGTGCATCCAATGATGACGGAAGCCGTGTTGCAGTTCCACGCCCGTGCCTTATCCGAGATGTGGCCCCCGGACGGCCCCGCCAAGACCATTGTGTTAGGCCAGATCACGCCCGAACGTGAGATGCAGGCCAAGCGAGTTCAGGATTACATGAACTACGCCTACACCACACAAATGCGTGACGCCTTCAACATCACTGACAAACTGCTATTTCGCTTGCCGCTGTCCGGGTCGGCATTCATTAAGCTCTATTATTGCCCACTAAGAGGGCAAGTCGTCCGGCAACTGGTCAAGCCCGGTGATTTCGTTGTTCCCTATCACTGTGACGACCTGGACACCGCGCCGCGCACCACCCACGTTCTGCGCATGACGCACTTGGATGTCCGTAAGCTGCAAAAGTCCGGGTTTTATCTGGACTTCGACCTGAACGAACCGAGCGATGAAGACGCCCTTACCGACCGGACGTTGCGCAACGAGATCGACGCCACCGATAGCCGCTTTGAAAGCAGCACGGATGAAGCCGATCAGCGCCATGTCATCCTAGAGCAGACCTGTTTCCTGAACCTGCCCGGCATTGACCCGGAAGATGGGCTGGAATCGCCCTACATCGTCCATGTCGATAAGGAACAGAACAAAGTCCTGGCGATTTACCGCAACTGGAAAGAAGGCGACCCGCTCAGGAACCCGCGCCGCTATGTGATTCACTACCAATTCCTGCCGGGTTTGGGCTTTTACGGTTACGGTTTATACCATGTGATGAGCGGATTGGCCCGTTCCGCGACCGGAGCCTTGCGGGCGTTGCTGGATGCCGCGTACTTCTCCAATCTCCCTGGCGGATTCCGTTCCCGTGATGCCCGGATTCGTGGCAAGGACACCACAATTTCACCGGGAGAATGGAAAGAGGTTGAAGCGACCACCGAGCAACTGAGCAAGAGCTTCTTTCCGCTGCCGTACAAGGAACCGAGCGCGGTTCTGTTCAACCTGTTGGGGTTGCTGGATCAGTTGGGCCGGCGACTGGGCGGCGCGGTGGAAGTGTTGGTCGGTGACGCCAGCAGCAACGGCCCGGTCGGCACCACCCTGGCGCTGATTGAACAGGGCTTGAAGGTGATGAGCGGGATTCACATGCGCCTGCATCGGGCGCAGACCGAAGAACTCACCCTGTTCGCCGAACTGTCCAGCGAATACCTGCCGGAAGGCGGCTATCCCTATGCGATTGCCGGGGCGGATCAGCAGATTTTCGCCGAAGATTTTGACGAGCGGATTGATGTTATTCCGACCAGCGATCCGAATGTCGTCTCCGCCACGCACCGGATCGCCCTGAGCCAAGCCACGCTAGACCTTGCCCGACAAAGCCCTGATTTATTTAATATGCGGGAAGTCAACAAGCGAATGCTGGAGGCAATGCGGGTTCAGGATATAGAAACCATTATGCCGCCCGAACAAGAACCACCAAGAGCCGATCCCGTCACTGAGAACCAGATGATTCTGACCGGGAAGCCGACCAAGGTGTTCCCCGACCAAGACCACGCCAGCCACCTGACCGTTGTTTTGAGCTTGGTCGAACAGTTGGCGGTCCTTGATGGGGTCGGCGCTGCCGGAAGCAAGAAGAAAGCGCAGATCACTGAGGCTATCTTTGCTCATGCCGCCGACCATCTTGCGGCGCAAGTTCGCATTCAATATGAGCAAGCCCTAGCGCCGATGGGGATACAGATTCCGCAACAGCCAGTACCGCCTGAGATCGAAGCTCAGATCGCCCAAGCCGCTGCCGCCGCCGCCCAAACCCTTCACCCGGTCCCCGGCCCTGACCCGAACGAAGTAGCGGCGGCACAGAAGGCGATGCTGGAGGAAGAACGGACAAGGGCCGACATCAGGCGAAAAGACGCGATCAGCGCCGCCGACTTGCAGCGCAAAGATGCGTCGGCGATTGCCGAACTTAACAGAAAAGCCGCAAGCCAAGAAGCCGTGCTTCTCGAAAAATTCATCAGCGCGAATGCGAAGTTGGCTCTGGCGAAAAATAAGAGCGAGGGCTTACCGCCGGTTGCAGGGTAATTTTTGTTGATTTTTACCTAATTTTTAGGTAAAATTCGTTTCATTGGAGAGGATGGGCCTGGAGAGTAGCGGATTGCACTGGCATGTATCCCAGGGTAGCGCAAAGGAAATGTATGGAAAGGATTGGGCCTTAAAGGCAAAAGAACCCGCTTAGTTGCGGGTTTCTTTTTTTGTGGGCTGTGCGACTGGCGACCTAAGTTTGGCCGGTTTACCGTTGAAGTGATTGATACTTAATAATTTACATGAGCCAGCCCGGTTATCCGGGCTTTATCATATTAGCGTTGCAGAAAAACCCCAACACCGGTTTGCCGCCGGTTTCAGGGTAACTCTATTTCAGCGTAGAAATCTGTTGACGGCTACATCGGGATGGAGTAGAGTATTTCACTTCATTCCGATTACCTTAATTTAGGGTAGACCGTTTACCGATGATTGTTGCCCACAAAATCCAGTTGTTGCCTAACAACAACCAGTCGGCCTACTTTCGTAAAGCCTGCGGCGTGGCGCGATTCGCATGGAATTGGGGGCAACGGGTATGGGATGAACAGAATCGGGCGCGATTCCCAAGAATAATCGACAACTACGGGGACACCGTAGGTTATGAAAAGCGCAAGCCGGTTGATGACTACGGCAATGCTGTTCACGCCATTAACGGCCAGCTATTAAAAAAGCAATTTTCAGCAATCATCGATCAAGATTGGCCGTGGATGCGCGAAACCACCAGTTACGCCTATCAGCGGGTTTTCTCAGAATTGGAGAACGCGCATAAGCGGTTTTTGACGGGCCTTGGCGGGCGCTTCAAGCCAAAGAAAAAGGGCGTATCGCGGGATAGCTTTTATCTCGCCAATACCTGCATTCAAGTTGATGGCAGGCACGTTAAAATTCAAAAGCTCGGTAAGGTGCGGATGCGCCAAGCGTTGCGCTTTCACGGCAAGATCATGAGCGCCCGCGTTTCCCGTGACGCGGATCGTTGGCTGATTAGTATTGCGGTAGAAATACCCGATATTGTGCCAGTCCACAACCAGCCAACGGTTGCGGTAGGCGTCGATATGGGCGTCAATACAATGGCGGCGCTATCGACCGGGGAAATGCGCGAGAATCCCAAGGCGCTATCGAAACACGAGACAAAGATCAAGCGGTTGCAGCGCAAATTGTCCCGACAAATGGAAGCCGCAAAAGTGAAAGCGGGGATTGCGCCAGACAAGGCGATTCCGCGAGGAACCCGAATTGAGTTTTCCGGGCGGATGCAAGATACCAAACTAAAAATACAAAAAGTTAATCGATCTATTTCAGGGATGCGCAGCAACGCACAACATCAATTATCTGCTGAACTCACTAAGCGATTCGGAATTGTAGCGATTGAAGATTTGAACGTCAAAGGAATGACCTCCAGCGCCAAGGGTGACGCGGCAAATCCAGGCAAGAGAGTCGCGCAAAAGTCCGGGCTAAATCGTGGGATTCTGGATGTTGGCTTTGGTGAATTGCGCCGTCAACTGGATTACAAGGCCAAGCGCACCGGATCGCAACTGGCGGTCATCAACCGCTGGTTTCCGAGCAGCAAGACCTGTTCGTCGTGTGGCGTGATTCAAGAATCAATGCCGCTCAGTATCCGTGAATGGCGCTGTCCGTCATGCGGCGCACAGCATGATCGGGATGTCAATGCGGCCAAGAACATCAAAAAGATTGGTGTAATCCAGCTACAGGAAGCGCCAGTCCAGAAAGAAGTAAAGCGAGTTGGTAAAGTTAATCCGACTCGCAAAAAGGTTTCGGCATAGCCGAAAGATACCGCCGGCGCGGCGGGAATTAACGGGCGTGGAGAGGGCTGTTGTAAATGCCGTCTATGAAGCGTCAACGGGGCTGCCATGTGGCGTAAGACCTTGAGCGGTAGATTTTCTACTCTATCCTTTTTACACGGGGAATCATCGGGTTAGCTGATAGGGTTTCCCCCGTGAGTGCGGGGATAGACCGAAGTAATCGCCGCGATCCATGAATACCGCGACGTTTCCCCCGTGAGTGCGGGGATAGACCGTGAAATAGCATTTTTTTACCCTGGAATAATGTGTTTCCCCCGTGAGTGCGGGGATAGACCTTGACCTATTCATGCGTCATGGGCGACTGGACGGGTTCCCCCGTGAATACGGGGATAGACCCGCGGGGATAGACCATGATCATCATGTCGATGCGCCGTTGTTTCCCCTGTGAGTTAGGGGATAGACCTAGACCTCCACCCACTAGACATATTTTATGACCACCATCATCAACCAAAAGATAATCGGCCAATTCGTGATTGATAAATCCTCGCCACCTCCAGTCAGCCAAGAAACACCCACCCAAACCCGAACAGCGTTAGACCGCCCTGAGGTATTGACCGGCGCGACCTACAAGCTCAAAACCCCGCTGTCCGAACATGCCCTGTACATCACGATCAACAACACGGTGATCGACGGCAAGACCCGACCTTTTGAAATCTTCATCAACAGCAAGGCGATGGAGCATTTTCAATGGGTCGTTGCTCTAACCCGCGTCATCAGCGCCGTGTTTCGGGCTGGTGGTGAAGTAGAGTTTCTGGTCGAAGAACTGCGATCAGTCTGCGACCCCAAGGGCGGCTACTTTAAGAAAGGCCGCTACGTCAATTCACTGGTATCTGAAATCGGCGATGTCCTCGCTACCCACTTGCAGAGTATTGGCGTGATGTGCGATACTCCATTATCGAGTAGCCAGCAAGACTTAATCGATCAAGCAAAAGCCAAGAACTTCTCAAACACCCAGGACCGAGAAGCGAAAGATGATGGATTTCCAGAGAATGCCGTGCTGTGCGGGAAGTGCAATCATCGGGCTGTTGTGATTATGGATAATTGCTCGACTTGCCTGAATTGCTCAGATTCAAAATGTGGTTAAAAAACAACCAGTTGTCTAGCGTAAAAACAAAATCCACAAAACTATAGCGAGTCAGCACCATGATGAAAACCAATGAAAATCAGCGCCAGCCTGTGCGATACCACCATTGTCCCGAAGTGATTTGTCCTAGACACGAAGTAACCCAATTCAACCGAACGCGCCCAATTCAGCGATAAACCAAGATTAGAAAGCGAGTCTCAATCCAAAGCGTCACCCAATGGTTCTTAACGAAGCCGACTTAACCTAGACAACCATTGATTTCGAGCGAAGCCAAAGAATAAAAGCAACACATTTACTAAAAGTGTATCCCACTTTGAGAATTAACCCCAAGGCTCAGAAGCGAAGCCAAAGAGCACAAGTCACCCCTGAACCAGAAGCTATAACATCCAAAAGTACACCATTGACCTCTAGCGAAGACGAACGTGGATATTAACCCTATGAAAAAAGCGCGTCAAAAACCGGCTGTCAACCAGATGCTGAAATCGGCTGTCGCCCTATGCAGAACAGAGAGTTCGCCGAAGCAAATTAACCCTTTGATTCGTAGAGAGACACAAGTCTAAATTCATCCTGTCTAGCAAAACGATGCCAAGACTAATTCAGACCACCCAGATTCATTAGCGAGTAAAATAAATTTGTATTAATACCGCTGGCGCAGCGGGAATTTAAGCGCGTGGAGACTGCGCGGTAAGGCGGTCGTTGAAGCGTGAACGTGGTAGTCGAAAGACGTAAAACCATGAGTGATAGCCGAAAGGCTTTTGGTATCATAGCCACCTACCGCCGGCGTTAATTAAGCGCCGGTTTTTATCCACTGTAACGATAGGTATGACATGAGCGACACGATTGAAGCGGTTGATTTTCTTGAAGCGCCTACTGGTAAAGCGGTTTCTCCGACGCTGGTTGCCGCAGTCAGTGAAATTCCCAGTAATGATTTTGATGTGTACGATGCGATTTCCAAGCGCAGCTTCACCGCCCTGCTGTCGCTTCGTGATTATGTGAACGATCTGCTGGCCGAGAAAGCGGAAGCCGAACGTGCCGCCCTGATCGACAAGAGCGCCGAACTGTCCGGCTATCTGGGACTGGAAGTCGCTGAACTGTTGACGCCGCCCAAGAAGAAGTCCGAGATCAAGTACCGGGATGGCGACGGCAATTCATGGACTGGCAAAGGCCCAAAGCCCGCGTGGTTCAAAGCGGCAGTTGATTCCGGTGTCGATCCTGAGACGCTGCGGGTTTAACGCCGAAATTCACCGGAACTGCGAAGCAGTTTCCGGTGCAATGCCCAGTTAGGCTTCAACTTTAACATAGTGGAATGGTACGAGCATGAACCCTATTTCTGAACTCATACACGAGCTTGAAATCCGTCTCCCTGATGGCGTTAAGCTATTAGACTGTAATGGTGTAGAAATCGTTATCGGAGACCCAAAGAACGGAACATGGGTATCTTATAATGAAGAGAAGCCGCCTAGGTTTGCCGTGATTAAATCGGTAATAGCGGTTAAACTTCCATCATAAGTTACCGTGTATTACTCTACAAGTAACCAAATTTCTGGAGCCATTGCATCGCCGTTGGGTGGTGGTATTGGGAACCTACGTTTGATGACGGTGAATACGCTTTTCTTTACTTCTTCTCCTTGTTTGGTGGGGAGCGTTATTTCGTCGCCTACGAGCGGCGGTTGAAGGCTCGATCCGAGTGAGTATTGAGCCAACAGCTTGAGTTCTTGTTCACCTTTCGTGAGTATCTTCACTACCGTTCTAACAGTCATCTTTTTTCCTATTTGGTTGCCTCGCTATGAAGCGTAGGCGTATTAACAACACCCCTAACGCCCTGCTTCACCTGACCCGCGTAGCGGGGTCAGGTGCAAGCCACAGTTAGACTGTGGGCGCGGAGTAGACCTTATGTTTTGCAAAAGAAAAGACCTGACCCCTTTCTTTGAAGACCTGACATGACTGTTAGGGTTATCCATAAGCTGATGTTCGCTTAGTTTTATCTTTTTGTGGTTTAATATAGTCAGGATCATCATAAATCATGCGACATTCTTTAACTGAACATTGCCAACAAGATTCGTGCTTTATTAGCTTGGCAAGACGTTTATGTCCGTCTTTGCAGGATGGGCAATAAGGAATGCTTGTTTTTATATCAATGTAAATCTGCCTGCGTTTATCGAAAGCAAATTTAGGAGTAAACCAGAAATATGTGGCAACTATTAGCAATAAAAGTACTATGGATAGCGTTGTTGTTAGCAGTGCTATTTTGCCTGTGGGGTCTGCGAGAAATTTCGCTAAGGAAGTTTGATACCAAAGAGACGCGCTGGCTAGGATACTTCCTAATGACATCAGGATTACTGGCAGCTTTTGTGCTAGCAGCCTGCTTAACAGTGATGCAAGAATATTTTTCAAGAACATCAATTAAAACCCCTAACGAAAAGCTCACCCGACCCGCGTTAGCGGGTTCGGGTGCAGCGCCGGGTTAGGCTTTTTGTACCTACTCTGAATGCGGAGAGATTGATATGGAACCCTATTTTACTGAACAACAATATCGTGAATTGGAAAAGCTAACGAAACCCTTGATGCAATGGCTGGCGGATAACTGCCATCCCCATGTGAAAGCCATTGTAGATAGCGAAAACATGGAATTGATGGAAGGCATCACCACAGTACAGCGCGTTCCTCGCGCTTAGCGCACAAAGCCATTTTTAACGTCTGCATTGGTGTTGATATAGGCGTTTAATCCATCACCAGAATCAGCAAGTCGTTTCATGGTATGAAGGTGTGCAGTACCGATTTTTGATGCCGGGTATTCGTAGATTTTCCCAGTCTTAAACTGAATGCGAATAGATGTTTCGCTGTATTCGTAGGCAGCAATACCGGAGTCTCGATTGATGTCTGCATAGGGCTTCATGGTTGTTTCCTATTGGTTTGTAAAACATTGAACCGCCTAACGACTCGCTTCACCTGCCCCGCGTAGCGGGGTCAGGTGCAAGCCCCAGTTAGGCGGGTTCATTGTTTGGCTGCTTAATGATGCCAATGTTTTTTAGCCGATATTCTATTGCTTTGCTAGAAACGTCGAACTTTTTAGCCATAGATTCGATAAAAACATTAACTGGAATGCCAGCGCCGCCCGTTTTTTCTCGATATTCATCAATAACCTTTTGCCCATCTTCAATGACTAAAAATTTTGGCATAAGAAGTTGTGCAGCAAAAGTATTTGCTTCTGACTCATAAATATCCCAATAAGACTGAGTTCTGCTCATTGTTTTTTGTGAGTCAACAAAACCTTTTTTTGATTTTGCACTATGAAGGCAGTAATGCCCAATTTCGTGAGCAATAGTAAATCTTCTTCTAGGATTGTAGAAGTTCTGTATTGGGTTAATTTTTATAATTGGATTTTCTTCTTTTAAGAATATCTCTCCAATTATGTCTTTTGATTCTAGTGAAAAATCGGAATCGACATAAATACCAAGTTCGGTAGCGATTTTATCTACATCAATAGGTGATTTAATGTCAAATCCATTTGTCTCTTTTAAGTGCAATAAAAGCTCTAAAGCACTTTGAAAATAATTTTCTGATTTGTTCATAATCATCCTCCATTTACCTTTAGTTGAGAGGAAAGGTTATTTATAGCTTCAGCTTCTTTAGTGGATTGTGCAGCCGCCGCTTTTGAATCTGCCAGTCGTGCTTGAAGAAGCTCGTCAAGCTTTGACAACAGTATTTTTTCTAAGTGCCTCTGAACATCAGGGTTATCCAAGATAGCTTGCGCTAATTTTGTACCAACACGTTCATCACTCTTGATTTTTTCTTTAAGTTCTTCTACAAGAAGAGTTTCTTGTGATTGTTTAGATGCCGAAAATTGCTGCGTAAATACATAACCAGCGATAGCAAGTATTACAGTCACTCCTACAAAAATTATAGTGGTGAATACAATATAGGTATTAGCAATAGAAATTGCATCTGACGGCGATGGTACTTGGACAGCTTTCAGCCAACCCATAAACCAAAAACTAATCGCTCCTCCAATAAATCCTACAAGAAGAACTACTAAAATGTGTTTTATTGTTTTCAACATGTTGACCACTTTACATGTTATGGAAAAGGAAAATAATATGCCTAACGCCAAAATTCACCGGGCCGAAGGCTCCGGTGCAATGCCCAGTTAGGCCCGACTGGTTAAATCGGGCCAAAAGTGAGTGATGATGATGATTGACGTTGAAGCACTACAGCAAGCCGTTCAAGAATACAACGCGGCTCAAAAGGAACTGGATGCTTTTGTGGCGCAATGGAATACGGCACGGCTCCGCACTGATGAAGCGAGAAAGCGGTTGCTGGAATTACTTTCCATCGAGCGCATGTAGCCGATCCAAGATTGAAAAATCTTGATTGCGTATTCTTGGGTCAGCCAAGCCATGTCGGGAAATTAAGTTCGTGATCAACGTGAGTTCCGCTTTAAGTGCGGTCAACTCTGACTTGAGAGTATTGATTTGCGCTTGCAGGTCTTGGTGATTATCCATCATCAACTCCTGTGAAAGAGATGGTAAGAAATTGCAGTTTAGTTGTAAAACTAAACACCCCTAACGAAAAGCTCACCCGCGCCGTAGGCGTCGGGTGCAGCGCCCAGTTAGGCCGATTGATAGTTTTTAGCATATTCAATGAAAAACCTACTAAATTCTATATGCAGCAAGCGAATCCAAATAGCCGTTCCTTCTTCACTGATAAGGTTTATAAATCTGTCATCAAAATAGTTTTGCTGATAATGAAAAATCCCATTTCTGTATCTTTTAATCAAATCAACTTTTATCTTGTCATTAAGTAAAGTATCAATTTTTGCATCTGATAAACCATTCTCATTGTACCCTTCTATAACAACATATAGTGAAGAATACCAAAACGACATGAAAACGCCATAATCACCTACAAACATATTTTTCAGGTCTATATCTTCTTTACCAAGCTCAACATCAAATAAACTTTTGAATTTATTTGCGTAAATAAAGTACCTGTAAAGCGATAAAAACTTTTCACTTGTAAATAAGGAAGTCATATGGAAATTATCCATGAAGTTGCAAGGTTAAAATCTGGAAAAACCCTAACCATTGAAGGTGGTATTATTGGCATAAATGCCGATTTTAGAATTAGTGAAGGCTTTGATTCTTTTGTAGATATAGATAAATTTAATCAAAATGAAATGATTGAAATTGCTGATTACATGATTGATTTGTGGTCAGCGTTTCGCAACCGCCTAACGAAAAGCTCACCCGACTTGCGAAGCAAGTTCGGGTGCAGCGCAGGGTTAGGGGTGTTTTGCAAACCGGAGTAGATTATGAATTTGTTGCAGCGCATGTGTGGCAGCCTTGGATTCAGTATCAAAACTAAAGTAATCCAAGAAAAGACGGTCTTTTGTGGGGATTGTCCACGCGGCTGCATCAAACTGATGGCCGCTGTGATATTGCTTCCATGCTTTCTCGAAACGTCTTTTGCTGAACCAGGAAAGGTTATTGCTAAAGATTACGACAGCCTTGCTGTGTCGTGGGAACGCTTCAACAAGGATGTCACGGACAGCTTTAGTCCTGTTAGGGCTTTGCATCTCGGCGATTTCTTCCGAGAAAGCGGACACCAATTCCTTGGAAGCAACGCCAAAGGCGTTTCTGTGCCTAATGTAGATGGCAATAATGGCAGCGACAATGCAGCCAAAAATAGTAGCTTCTGGGCCAGTAATGGTCATGATGATTGGTGGTCCGTTCTTGGAGTTATTCCGTCTTTATGGCTAATTTTTTGGGCAGCCAACTTAAACACCCCTAACGAAAAGCTCACCCGACCGAAGGGTTCGGGTGCAGCGCAGGGTTAGGATTTACCGTAGGAACGGAGTTGGTTCCATCCACTGAGTAGAGTTCATAGCATGGATATAATCTACGCCTACCGGAAAGCCCTGGAAGAGGCCCGGACGCAATACGCCGATGCGGTTGCTGATGGCGCG